GCAATCGTCATATCATCCGATGTAGCCTTAATATCGCGTTGTACATCGCCAACATTTAACAACGCGCCTAGATTGGAAAAGGTTATGCCGCCAACCGTAATAGGCGCGGCGGCATTACAGAATGTATAAACCGTACCGGCAGTACCAACGGTAAGTTTTACAAATTCCGCATGATTAATTTGCGATCCCGTTACCGCATTAATTGTTGTCATGTTATGTATTCCCTAAAAACAAACGCCGAATCCCATTGTACAAACGCCCCATCCGTCATCGGGTTTAGCGTATATGTTGGGCATGATTCCGCAACAACATTAAATGTACAAGCCGTTCCTAAGAAAACCGTTGTACCCGATGTAGGCGTACCGATTAAGGGGCGATGAATGCTAACCGATGAACCCGCGCTATCCGCGGTAATCTTGTAAACATAGCCGCCAACCATAATGAAATCGCCGGCTTTAAATGTACCGTTTGAATTTAGCGCAAGCGTTTGCGTATTAGCCGCGGGCGCGCCGTTTAGGGTTGCCGCCGTAGCCGTTCCGCGCATCTTTACAAACCATTGTAAATTTGTACTTGCAAAACTAATCTGTTCCGGTAGTTGCCTATCTTTGTTATCAATGGTTTGGATAATATCCCGTACTTGCGGATAGTAAAGATACGCATGGGGTTGGATAGTAAAAACCCAAGGTACGGCGGTTAGGTATTGCGCTACGGTTATGTATCCGCTTCGCGCTACTTGTTGCCCAACCATACGGCGGTTGTTTACCGCCATTGATTGTTGTATATCAAAAATGGTTTGGAAACTCATGCCCTACCCCTATTAACCGCCAACGATTTGTTAGCGTACTGATTAGCCGCCCAAATCGCGTTAGAACTACCGTACAAGCGTTCTTCAAACGATTTGGTATCGATGGCATTAATGTAGTTGTTTGTAACCATCGTAGTACCGCCCATGCCGCCTAGCGCATGGTTTGGAATGATTGTTCCGGCGGTACGGGGTACAAATAGTTCCGGACCGCGTTCGCCAACAATGCTTGCTTTGCCTACCGGCGGGTTGCCGCCATCTGCAAATCCTAAACTTCCGGATACTTCCATACCGCCGGCATTATTCATAAAACCAAACCCGCCCAAAAGCGTTTTGAAAATAGATGATGCGGATGCTTTTAATTGCATTGCAATTAAATCTTGAATGATGCTACGCGCCAAAGATTTAAACGATAACTTACCGGTTCTAACAAAGTTATCTAGCGCGCTTTCCATGTTGCCCATTACGGAACTAAAAGCCTTTGCGCCGTTTTCTAATTCTGTAGGCATATCGCGGAAAAACTTGCCGGCTTCTTTCATAAAGCCTTCGCCAAATGAACCTTCGCGTTGCGCTTTAACCGCTTGGTTTTGTGCGCGTAGATAGCGTTCGGTTGCATCGGCTAATGCATTTTCCCGTTCAATTAATATTTTTTTGGCATCGGCATCTAATAAATTATTGCGGTTAATTTCTTCAATAATTTCTAACCGTTTTTGTTCTTCTAAATATAAATCCCGTATTAGTTGTGCATCTTCCGAACGCAAATCTTTTGTTCGTTCATCAATTCTTAACAGTTCATTTTTAATTTCTAATCCGCGTTGTTCCTTTTCAATACGCTTTGCTTCGCTTGTATATGCGGCTACTTGTTGCCCTTCAATATCAAAAAGCGTTTTAGCGTACTTTTGTGCTTCGCGGTTTAAATCGTTAATTAATTTTAATCTTGCCCGTTCCGCTTCATCGGCTAAACGCTTTGCTTCTTTGGCGGCTTCTTCCGCTTTTCTTTTTCTTTCTTTTTCCGCGGCATCAGTTACGGGGCGACCGCCGCCGCCCGCGCCCGCTACTTTGTTATCTGTACGGCGTTCATCAACCCCGCTACGCCCCATGCTTACGCCCATTACTTGAGCTTGGTAAAAATCTAGGTTATCGCGTTGCGCCTTTACCGATGCGTTATACCTAGCGTTTTCTGCAATAGCGGCATCAACGCCTTTAGTTATTAAAGTTTTTGCGTTAGTGTAGGTATGGGCAATTTCATCAAATATTGCTTTAAAGAAAAAGAATACTTCAGAACCTAAAACGGTAACTGTTTGGAATACAACTTTAAAAATTGAACTAAGCGAAATTCCATAATCGCCTAATGTTTTCATGTAATCAACGGTAGCCTTTAGGATTGGACCGAGTTCGGTAGCCAAAACTAACATTACATCCCGCGATGTTTGCGCTAACAAATCGTAGGTATCCGCGGCGGCTTTAATTGCTTTTTCTTGTTCTTGAATAATTGGGTTTGCTTCCGCCATTCTTTCCGCAAAGCCAACCATATCAACGCCTTTGGCGGCTTTAGAAAAAACTTCCATTTGCGTTGCGCTACGCGTAATAGGATCTTCAATTTTCCCTAAGTTTGCAACCAACTTGCCAAGCAATTCTTCTTGCGAAAGTTTGCCCAAATCTTGCAAAGTAATGCCTAATTTAGCGGCGGTTTTTTGCGCTTGTTCCGAACCGCCCGCGGCATCATCAATAAACTTTGCAAATGCCGTTAGCATCTTGCCGGCGTTATCCGCTTTGCCGCCGGAATTGGCAAGGGCATTAGATAACTGCAGAACCGTGCCTATGGCTACTTCGTTTGCTTCGGCTACATCGGCTAAATCATCGGCGTATTGAATTGCGGCGGCGCTTGCGGCAACCAAGGCAACCGCGCCCATCTTGCCAAACTTTTCGGCGGCTTCGCTAAACTTTTCTAGTTTTTTGCCGGCTTGTTCAATTCCCCTATTGAATTCCGCGGTATCTATCCCTAGGGCTACGCCTAGGCGGGCAATCATATTAGCCATCTTTTACCCCAAACAATGTTTTATCAAATCCTTGCGCCTGTTGCATAAATGCTAATAGGCTATCGTTTACCGCCGCTTTTTTATGTTCTTCAGATAAAGGCGGGTAGATGTAATCATACGCACTACCCAAAATGTTGGCTAGTTTATATGGCGGCGAATTTGCGGTACGCATATAGTTAAAAACCCCGTTTGTAAGGTTTGCTATTTGCGTAAGAATTCCAAAATTACCAACCATACCATCGGCATACATCGTTTGGATGTTTGCTAGGGTTACATCATCTAATTCGGCTATTGTTTCTAGGGTATGCCCGTTGAAAATCATTGCGGCTAGGCATTGGGTTTTCAACGAGCTAACTAGTTTCCCCGCGCTTCCCTATAGGTAGGGCTAATTACTTCGCCAATCTTTTCTACAATTAACATTTGTACAGAAATTGGGAATTCTTCTTGAATATCCGCGTAGGTTAAATCTTCAAGCGTTACGCCTTCCATTTCGGGAACTAGTAACTTAAAAAATTCGGTAATACGCGCTTCGGTAATTGCTTTGTTCTTTGCGGCTTCGCGCATCGATCTACCTTCAACCAAAATATCGTTTTCCGTAAATTCAAAATCTTCGGTTTGGTTGTTTTGAAATTGGCGTAGGGGCGCGGTAATTTCTTGGTAGATTTTTTCTATTGTTTCTTCATCGGGGTTAGAAACACTTTTATAGATAGCATCCGATTCAACCATTAACGGTATGCGTACTTTAAAAGTATGCCCGCCCAATTCAAAAGAACGGGTTAGCATATTTTTTTTGTTTGTTTGGTACTTATCGCCAAACGCTTTACTAAATTTTGTCATCTATTCTTTATCCTATATTTACTTATACGCCTTGCTAAAATTTCCCCTAGCCGATTGGCGGTTTGTGCGGCTTGGGATTCCAATGCGGGGCGTAAAAATGGTTGCGCCCCATTTCTAGCCGTTCCAAATTCTTGCGCCATTGCGCGGGCATCCGATAAAACGCCTTCTTCTTTTTTTCTTGCTTTTAGTTTGCGGTTGTAATCGGTTTTGTTAGATTCATACAAAGATGCGTTTGCTTCGTAGAATTCTTTTTTAAGTTTCTTTTTAAACGCTTTTGTTGTTACCAATGCAATAACGGTATCGTTTTCGTTAATGTATTTAGAACGCATATCGCGTTTTGTAGGGCGGCGCGCTTCAATCTGCAATGTTCTTGATAAATCGCCGGTATCTTTTGGCGCGTTCATCTTCGCCATTGTTAAAACGGGCTTCATTGCTTCGCGCGCGGCGGGTACTAAGATTCTACTTTGCGCCTTCTTATCGCCAATATCTGCGGCTAGTTCCCCAAACGCGGCTAGTACATCTTTCAAGCCTTCGATTTTGTAGGTAACGCCCGCCATGATTAGCCTAACGGTTTAATAATCTTTTGGTACAACGCGTTGTTAAGCGTATAAACATAATCAACGATTTCATCCGGCGTAAACTTATCCGCATGGTTAGCGGCAATATCATGCGCCAAAGAAATCGCCGTTAATTTTTGTTGCGTAAACCCAAACCAATCCTTACGCGAATCGGATTGGGTTACTAGAAAGTTCAACAAATCGTTAGTATCTTTTATTGTAGTTTGCATTTTATGTATTGTATTTACTTAGAACTTTTAAACAAACCGCTTCTGCGGAATCTTCTTCCGCCGCGGCAATGGCATCTTCTAGTTCTTCCGCATCTACTACCATTCCCCGCGCAACCGCATCTAGGGATTGGTAAGTAGTGCTTAGAACTTCTAGGGCTTGTTCTACGGTAATCATGTGTTGTTTGACCAACCGTATTGGTTGCCCCTTGGATGAATCGTAAAGTTACATTTTGCTTCCGCGCTTGGGCTTGCATCAATCGTAAATTGCGATACGCGCCCATTGAACGCATACGCAACCGTATTAGCGCCATCAACCGCGGCGATAACAAAAGTACGATCAACCGTACCGTTGTATGCATCTGCGCGGATTTGCAACAAAGCGGTATCGCTAGGATTCCATGCCGCCGTAACGCTTAACGATGTAGGCGCGGATTGGGTAGGAATCTTATCGCTTTGGCGCGAACCGGCTACGCCAAACGATGCTACCGCATCATCTTGCCCAAAGGCGGGTACGGCTTCTACGGGCAACAAAACGCCCGCGCCGCCCGTACCATTAGCCGCCGTACCTACAATGGTTGTAACTTGCCCCGTCCATACCGATAGGTTAGCCGTTGTAAGGGGCGTAGGCGTTGCCGCGCTTTGCATATACAAAGATGCGCTAAAACCGGCTAGAACTTTATTTGGGATTGCCATGATATTCCTTTAGGCGTTGTTGCACCAACCGTAAAGGTTGCCGCGGGGGTGAATGGTGAAATTACATTTGGCTTCTGCGCTAGGGCTTGCATCAATTGTAAATTGGCTTACGCGGGCGTTAAAAGCGTAGTAAACAATGTTTGCGCCTTCGGTAGCACTAATAACAAATGTACGATCAATAACGCCGCTATACGCATCGCCGCGCATCAACAACAACATAGTATCGCTAGGATTCCATGCGGCGGTTACGCTTAAAGATGTAGGGGCGGATTGCGTTGGGATTTTATCGGATTGGCGCGAACCGGCAACGCCAAAACTAGCAACGGCATCATCTTGCCCAAATGCCGGTACTGCTTCAACCGGAATCAAATTTCCGATAACCGCAATAGGGGCAACATTGCCTAGCGTTGAAAGTTGGGTAAGCGTTAACGCGGTAGGCGTTGCGCCGGATTGGGCATATAGCGCGGCGCTAAAACCCGCCATTACTTTGTTTGGTAGTGCCATTTTAAAAGTTCCTTCAAAAGAGTTGGTTAGGTTATCTTATGTTGGAATATCTAGGGTGCAATCAAGAAAAATTTGTGCTAACTTTTCATCGTTATCGTAACTGTTGTAAAGCCAAAATACATCTGCTTTAGCAATCTGAAAACCGTTAGTTGCGCCGCCAAACAATCCGCTATATCCGTGTAGCGATTGTAGTATCTGATTAGAAATAGTGAAACCATCTTCTATTACTTGCGTAAAGATACTTATTTGAAATGTTGGGCGATCAATGCCCTTTACCGATTGAACCGGTCCGGTATAAACATCTTGATGAACATTCCGTAGCATCCAAACAATAAACTTTGGTTCTGTTGCAAAGTTACGGTTAAACGCCGCATAAACCGGTACGGGCGTAACAATGCTTTGCAA